TAGCGTAGGCGTTGCCGTGCAGCAGCACGGTGGCCGTCATCACCATGCGGTGCGGCATGGCGTTTTGCAGCGGCGAGGCTTGCAGGTTCAGCAGGCGCGTGGCTGGGTGGTCGAATACCTTTTCCTTACCGCCCGCGGCCTTGTCCTGAAACAGCTGGCAGGGCAGGGCCGCAATGTCCTGGCTGATGGCCAGCACGCAGGCCCAAACGGCAGCGAAACCCAGCGCGTTGCGCTCGGTCACGCGCACGCCGCCCACAGTAGCGCCAAAGCCGAAGCCCAGCAGGGCCAGCAGGCGCTCGTTGGTTTCATCGGTGCTAATGGTGGTGGCGCTGCGCTGCTCACGCTCTGCCGACACGGCCGCTTGCAGCGGGGTGGCAGTGGAGCGGGCAAAAGGACTATTCCAGAAATCGAAACGCACGGCGGGGCTTTGCTTTTGTCAAAGCTCCGAAATGGCCCTACCGAACTACTAAGCCGGGCGGGGCAAAGCGGGGCAAGGCTACAGAATCAGCAGCCCGCGCTCTTCGTAGATGCTAGTTTCGGGGCCTTCGCCCGTCAGCCACTCGCCCATGGCCATGATGGCCGCCACCGGCCCGTCGATTTTATTCTGAGCCTGCTCTTTGCGCGGGAAGATGTTTTCCTTGGCGTCGGTATGGGCCACGACGTTGCTCATCATCCAGTTCATCACCGGATTATCGGGGTGGGTAAGTTTGCCCGAGATAATGGCCGCGTGGAGCGTCTTCATGGGCTCGCTCATTAGCTGCACCGTCATGCGGTACTCCGACGCATTCAGCCCCTCTTCTCGCAACTCCGTGCCGAACTTCGTCGCCTGCCAGGGGTCGAAGGCCAGGCCGCGCAGCTGGTGCGCCGCGGCCAGCGCCCGCACCTGGTTCTGAATAAGGTTTTGGTCGGTGACGTTGCCGGGCGTCAGAAACAGGTAGCCCTCATCGGCCCAACCGGCGTAGTGCGCGTTATCCGCGCCCTCGACAGCCTCTTCCGGAAGCCAGAAAAACGGGAAGAGGTAGTACTGCTCACCGCGCTTGAAGAGCAACACCAGCGCCGCCACGTCGGTTTTGGTAGCCAAGTCCACGGCCCCCACGCACTCTTCGCCTTTGAACTGGTCGAGGCTTAGGCTGGGGTCGGCGCAATCACCCCATTTCGCCATATCCATCCACGCTTCCTTAGCATTCACCCACACATTGAGGTGCTTGGTTTTGAAGCCCCCGCGCTTGGCCGCCACCTTCACGGCCATGTTGCCTTTGCGCGCAATGTCCTCTACGTTAACACTGATACCCCAATTCGGATTGGCCTTCGCCCAACTGCTAGGGTGCGCCCAGTCGTCATCGGTGTCGATGGTGAAAATGATGCCGAAAAACTCGTGGTCGGTAAACTGCCCACCCAGCACCTTCGTGGTGTAGGTGCGTTGCTCATAACAGATACTGGCCAGGTTGAAGCCGGCTGTAGTGATTTGCCAGAGTAGCGGCTGCGAGCGGGCACCAGTGGCCGTCTCAATTACCTCTACTACCTCGCGGGTTTTGTGGGCGTGCAGCTCATCAATGATGCCGCAGTGCACGTTCAGGCCGTCAAGGTTGCCGCCCTGGTCGCGGGCCAGCGCCAGAAAGCTGCTGCCCTCGTCGGTGTAGATGCTATGGGCGGCGGCGTGCACACCGAAGCGATTTTGCAAGCCCTGGCACTTCTGCACCATGCCTTTTGCATCTTTCCAGACGATGCGCGCCTGGTCCTTGGTGGTGGCGGCGCTATACACCTCGGCCCCGCCCTCGCCGTCGGCAGTGAGCATGTAGAGGCCCACGCCACTGCTGACCGTGCTCTTGGCGTTTTTGCGCGGAATCTCCAGGTAGGTGACCTTGTAGCGCCGCCGGCCCCGCTTATCGACCCAGCCAAACACGGTAGTGATGATAAAAATCTGCCAGGGCTCCATTACGATAGGTCGGCCGGCCCACTCGCCCTTAGTGTGAGGCAGTAGCTCGATAAACTTGCAGGGGTGGGCCGCGCGCACTTCATCGAAGGTGTAGGCGAAGCGTTTGCGCTTCAAGTCATCGAGCTGCCGTTGGCAGGCCTGCGCCACGTACTTGTTGCAGCGCACCGGCAGGGCGTAGATGCGCTGGCGCAGTTCCTCAGCAGCTGCCTCCAGCTTAGCCAGGTCGTAGGCACCCAATTCTGTTTCGGCTGGCTGCTCTTCTTTGCGCAGGTCAGCGATGGCTTTGAGCACCGGGCGCAGCTGGGCCTTGATGGCTTCCTCGGCGGTGTGAGCCGCCACCATCTCGGTAGCGTAGCTGTGGGCGATGGCGCAGTAGTCGCGGGGGGTAGGCATTAGATTTCGGCCCAAGGGTCGGCTTTGGGCTTTTCGGTTGAGGGGGTGCTGATGCGGGTGCGGCTGGCCGGGCTGAAGCCAAACTGCTGCCCTATTTTATTGACCTTCTCCGTAGCGTCGGACAGGATGGCTACCCAGGGCGAGCGCACTTGATGCGAGCCGTTAGCAGTGAAGCGGGTTTCGGTTTTGCCGTTCAATTCTAGTTCTTCTTCGGCTTCAAGCATCAATGCCACTTGGTAGCAGTAGGCCCGCAGCAGCGCCAGGTCTACCGTGGCCAGCATGCCTTTGCCGTGCAGCTCCTTCGCGCACACCAGCCAGCATTGCCGGGCAGCTTCAGCGCGCAAGTCATCCGGCGGGGCAGGCAGGTCAGTGGTTGGGTTGAAGTCCAGCGCGCTCGGGGCCTCACGGTCTTTACGGTGCGTGCCCTCCAATTTCTTCTGACGGGCTGGTTTAGGGGGTGGGCCTGGCATAAGTGCAATAAAAGCGGATAAAATACAATCTGTAAAAAACTAGTCTAACCTGACAGCGTGAAAATTTGACTCTGGGCTACGGTGTAGGAGAGAGGTCGCCTGAGGATTTTGACCCCCTACCCCCCCTTTTGGCCTGAAATGGCACTTTTTTGGGCAAAATCGGCCTCTATGGGCCTGAAATGGCACTTTTTGAGTGTTTTGGCATGATGTTATTTGGCCTGCCAACCTAGTGGGGTGGGGTGCTTGCCTGTTGAGGCTGTTGCGTGCGCTCTGACGCACTCTTAGCCTGGTGGCAGGGCGTGCACAAGCTTTGATGGTTGGCAGCAGCCCAGAAGTCACCGCCGAGGCGCACGGGCTTTATGTGGTCCACTACCGTGGCGGCAGTGGTGCGGCCCTGTGCCTTGCAGCACTCACACAGTGGATGCGCTGCTTTGTGGGCAGCACGCACCCGCTGCCAGGCGGCCGTGTCGTAGCGGCTGTCGCGCGCGGCGTGGGGGGCGTACTCGCGCTTAGCGGGCTCAGGCTGCCAGGGGCGGCGCTTGCTTGGGGGTAAAGTAGGCATCGGGCAGCAGACGGTAAAAGCCGGGGAAAGCAGGGTCACCGGGCACCAGGCACAGGCGCAGCGGCTGGCCGGGCAGCACTAGGCCCGGTGGCAGCTTGATGCCGCGAATGCGGGGGCGGGTGTCGGCATACCAGCAGATGACGCGGCCAGCGCTGGGCCGCAGGTCCAGGTGCCAGCTGTCGCTGCCGGGTGGCGGCGGTACCAGCGTGCCGGGTTGCCGATTTCTGAGGCCTAGCTGGTGAATGATGTCTAGGCTCAGATAGGCATTGCCGCTGCTGCTGATGGTGAGGGCCGGAAACAGATTGCGGGCGGGTGGCACATGCTGGGCGGGGTCGTAAGCAGGAAGGTCGAGGGCGTGAGAGGTAGCCATTTTTGCAGAGGTAGCGTGCGTGCGTAAGATACGAAACAAACTGATATACTGTGCTATTAGTGCGGGGTGGTGTGGTTAAAAGTCACATGGAACGGCCCTGGCAGTGGGGGCAGGCCGGACGCGCAGTGAGGATGGCCAGTGCTTCGTCGAACGTGTGCACCACGTGGTACTCGGAGCCGCGCCACTCATCGCGGAACTTGGCCTCGCCAGGGGTGAGCTTGCGTTTGCTTGGGGGCTGGCTGGGGTCTTTTATCTCCATGATGTGCGTGCGGCCGCGGTAGCCAACGAGCGCATCAAAGCAGTTTTTGAGCTGGTGAACAAGAAGCACCGAAGCGCCAATAGCCCGCAACCGTTCCACGATTGCGGGCTGGTTGGCATCGACTCGGGAGGCGGTGCGTAGCGGCATTAATTGAGCAGCTTGAGGTTGCCGGCGGCAATAGCGGTGTAGAGGGTTTGGCCGCTGGGTGTCTGGGCGTAGGGCAGGAATACCTCGGCGAGGTGGGCCTGGCCAGCGTCGATGATGGCCAGCTGCGCCTCGCACCAGACTTTGATGATGCGCCACGCCACTCGGCGAGCCTGGGCCGTATTCTGGTACTTGCTGGGTGCACGGTCACGCTTCAGGGCTTTGAGCACGCCCTCGATATTGGCAGGCAGCGTGAAGAACATCGGCTTGCCCTGCACCGTGATACCGAAGGTGAGAGCCGCGGGCTCGCCTGCTTCGTAGTCCACGAGCACCTTCTGACAGCCCGCCTTGCCTAGCATCTGTGCTAGCTCGGCCACCGTCTTGCCGGCGTCGATTTGGGTAGTGTAGTTAAGAATGGCCATTGCTTGGGGTGGCCGTAGCCGCTTGGGGTAAGAATTTTAACAGGTCGATAAGCAGCGAGGCCAGGGCTGCGGCAGGGCTCACGTTGGGGTAATGGGTGCGGTCGAAGGCCAGCGGGTAGCCCGGCGCGGATAGCAGGTCGAAGGCGCAGACCTGCCCGACGCCAGGGGCGGGCGTGTAGCACAGACGCAGCGTGGGCGGCAGGCGCTCCATTACCAGCAGTACCAGCTCGGGCAGGTGGTAGGTGTCGGCAAACTGCTCGGGCTTGGGCGTGGGGGCAGGCATACCCAGCCGCCTTAGCAGCTTGGTTTGGTCGATGGTAGCGGAGAGCTCGGTCTTAGTCATTTGAGATAGGAGCCGTAGCCGCTTGGGGTGAAGGAATACACGAGCAGATGCCGCACTGGCCGTTGCAGTAGGACGCGGGGGCGGGCTCCTCGGCACAGGCTGGGCACAGCAACTCGTTTTGGTTGGGGTCGAGCCGGGCGCCGCAGGCCTGGCAGGTGTTGGTGATGGTGGGCATGGTACTAGCGGCGTTTGCGGGTGGTGAAATAGCCCCAGCGGTGCAATTTCAGGGGCTTTTTGAGGTGCGGCTTCTTGCGCTCCAGTAGGCGAATGAGCAGGCTGGCGTAGCGGTGGGCGGGCGTGGCGAGTCCGGCTAGCAGGCCGGGCGTGAGCAGTTCACCCTGCCAATCCGCACG